ATGAAACAGCATTTATGGAAAGATGACGCAATTTGTTTAGGTCTTGATACAAATATTTATTTTGATAAATATGAAGACAACGAATCTGGTAGGGCAATTGTTGATTCAATGTGTCAGCAATGTCCAGTAGCAAAAACATGTTTTGCGGTAGGAATTTCTGGTAAAGAGTGGGGTGTTTGGGGTGGGGTATACTTAGAGGGTGGAGAAGTGTCCAGAGAGTTTAACAAACATAAAACCAAACAAGACTGGTCAATCACTTGGCAATCTTTAACAATGGAAAAATAAAATGATCATACAAATTATTGGTTTACCTGGCTCTGGCAAGACAGAACTAGCAAAAACACTTAAAGAGCGCATTAATGCTATTCATCTTAATGCTGATGAAGTTAGAGCAACTATTAACTCTGACCTTGGATTTTCCATAGAAAATAGAATTGAACATGCACGCAGGCTAGGAGAAATTGCTAGAGTTATTTCTAAACAAGACGTTGCTCCAGTCATTGTAGACTTTATTTGTCCAACTAATCTTACTCGTGCAGCATTTGGTAAGCCAGACGTTTTGGTTTGGGTAGACCGAATTAAACAGGGTAAATTTGAAGATACCAACAAGATGTGGGAAGACCCAACAGATTTTGATGCAAGGATTCCAGCAGACTACACAGTTGAACAAGAGGTAGACTACCTGATTAAAAAGTTTAATTTACATGATTGGTCTGCACCAACAACGTTAATGCTTGGTCGATATCAGCCATGGCATGAAGGTCATCATGCTTTATACAAAGAAGCGGGTAAACGAACTGATCAAGTATTACTTGGAGTCCGAAATACATACAACACAAGTGAGAAAGATCCACTAAAATTTGATCAGGTAAAAGAATATATTGCCAAGGATAAATTTATGGATGGTGCATTAGTACTAAGACTACCTAACATTACAAACATTGTTTATGGTCGTGATGTTGGATACAAGATTGAACAAGTAGATTTGGGGGCAAAGATTCATGCTATTTCGGCTACTGAAAAGCGTAAAGAATTGGGTATTTAATTTTGGCCAAGGTATTGCAGATGCAGAAGATAGATTTGTTAAAAGTATGTTTAAGGAAGATATAGATAATGAAAGTAACTAGAGCAAGATCATTTGCGAAAGCAGTAAGTTATCGCATATGGGGAACTCTTTCATCTGTTGTTGTTGCCTATGTTATAACAAAAAACGCTGCTCTTTCTGTAACAATTGCGTTTTGGGAAACGGTTGTTAAAATATTTATATACTACGCACATGAGCGTGGTTGGAACTATATCCAATGGGGAAGAAAATAATGTATACAGATAAAATGAAAATGGCATTTCATTCTATTCCAGCCCCTAAAAATTTCAAGGTAGAAATTATTGATAACGAACATTTTATAACCATTAAGGCTAATGAGGATATGTTTATGCGTCTATTTGACACAGAGAAGCGACATGCTGTAGAATATATGGTAAGAGTAAAAAAGGCTTTAGAGGATAATGGGGCAATCGTAATGATTACTAGGGAGGCTATTAGGTAATGCAAACCTTCCTACCTTATAAAGATTATGATCAGTGTGCAGAAATATTAGACAATAAAAGATTAAATAAACAGATATTAGAAGCCTATCAGATACTTAAGGTTTTGTCTGGAAAGTCCCCATCAGGGGCATGGCGCAATCATCCAGCGGTATTGATGTGGAAAAATGCTGAATGGTCATTACGTAACTATGCTAAGGTCATGATTAAAGAGGCCAAGGCAAGGGGTATAAGGACAGATAAGAACGAAGCCAATATAGAGGCTCTAGAGGCTGTTTGTGGGCAGATTTGGGGTACTGGTAAGCCAGTCTGGAACAAGCCTTCTCACATAAACCGTGTAAATATCACTCACAGGGCTAACTTATATCGTAAGGACCCTATCTACTATGCTGAGTTTTACATGGACACTAAGAACGAGTATAATAGACCTTGTTGTGATAAATGTTTATACTATTGGGCAACGCATATTGAGAAGAGTTTATTGGGGGTAGTATGATGCAAAATGGTTTGTTGATATTTTTTATAGTGTTGTCTGTTTCTTTTGCTATATCGTATTTAGCGATATTGCATAAATTAAAAAAACTTAGTCTAACTTCCGCTCAATTATTTTTAGAAAACTTTAAACTTAATCAAGATGCTGAATCTATTAAAGCAAATCAAGAGTTAACTGATAATGACATACACAGAGAAAACTTTATTAAATTTCTATCAGACTCTCGTGACTGGGCTTTTACATACATTGAGGATGTTCAAAAAGGTTTGACCAAATTTGTTGAAGAGGTTGATCCAACTATTAGTTATTTTGATGATTTTAGTTCTATACAAGAAGGCAATCCTTTAAACGTGGGTATGAAAAAAATATCTTCTGCATATAAAGATTTAAAAAAGTTTTTGCCAAGTGAATCAGAAATAAAAAATACATGAGAGATATATTACTTTCAGTATTAACAGGTTTTGGGTGCGGTATCGTGTTTGCTGCATTCAAATTGCCAGTACCAGCACCACCAGTTTTTGCGGGAGTCGCAGGAATTGTTGGGCTTTGGATTGGCTTTACAACAATGACACAAATTATATCCTAGGAGGAATAATGAATAACTTAATTAATGATAAGACAAAGGCAATGCTAGCGTCATATGGTCGCTCAGTTCTTGCATCAGGTCTTGCACTATACATGGCAGGCGTAACAGATCCAAAGGATCTATGGGCTGCACTTGTTGCTGCTATAGCGCCCGTTGCATTGAGAGCGCTCAATCCTGCAGATAAGGCATTTGGTATTTTGCCTGATGCTGCTGAGGTTGCAAAGGCTTTAAAGGCTGCAAAAGCACCAGCAAAAAAGGCTGCTAAAAAGAAGTAAATAATCTTCTATAAGATAGCCAGTCTAGAGATAGGCTGGCTTTTTTATTTGTTTATAATTTCTAAGTATTTTTGTTTTAATTTATCTATAGAAAAGTTTTCTAAACCAATCGATAATGCTTTTTCTTTAAATTCTTTTTTATTATTATTCTTAATATATCCATCAACTATATTTGCAAATTTATCTGGAGCAATATCATAAATATCAACCATTGACTTTGTTCTAAATGATCCTATCTTTGTTGATTCTACTAACCAATCTTCAGGCAATATTTTATTATTCGGAGATACATTAGTCATAAAAACTGGCAGGGCACTCATAAGAGCCTCATTCATAGGTAAACAAAGACCAGCATACCTTCTAGGAAGAATCATTGCATCAAAGCCATCATACATGTCTTCCCTACTGGCTGGATTACCTATTTCAATCTTTACCCTAGAATCTTTACAGTTTGGATTAAGTGGGGTTTGAGATTTAATTACTAATTCGTAATCTTCTTTAGAGTGCTTGATCATTTCAAAAATACTTTCAGTTCCATTTCTATCTTTTGCAGCCTTTTTACCAGCAATATGAAGTATGCGGTTGTGATCTTTTGAAAGATTATTGTCTTTTGCTTTATTAAATAAAGACTCATTTGTTGGTGGTGGCAAGTGAATTACATCACACACAGAGCCAAACTTTTCTTTTACTATCTCTATATTCCAAAGACTAGGAGACAGCAATACATCTGGTAATGACCAGTTAGGGTTTGTTAAGTTACCAAAAAGTTCGTAGTTGTATTGAAGAATAGTCTTTGTTCCTTGTTGCCTAGCAAGATCTACAAGGTCTAAATGATAAAAGGTTTCACAACTAATTACTACATCAACATCTTTTAAAAACCAAACAATTTCTTTTCTTGTTGGCATACCGTTTTTGGTTGAGTAAACGTTGTAATCTTTATACCAATCGGGATTTTGTTTATTATTATTAAACGGGGCAGAGTTAATTAAAAGAATCTTATTAGGATTAAGCATATTAACTAACTCTCTAGTCTGATTGCCAAGACCAGTGTTGTCTGATCTTGCTATGATTCCTAGTCTCATTCTTTGTACCCCCAAGTTTCATCATCTGAAGTATACTTTCTTCCGCCTTGACGACCATCTAAATGATAAGAACGTTTAATGTTTCCTTCAGGATGATAAATCCAAAGTTTGTGAGTTTCCCAACCTTCTTTATTAAATTCCCCATATGGAGATATATCATCTTGAATTGCTCCATGAAATGTATCTTCTATAAAAAATTTATCTTTACATCTTGGAAGCACAATGTCTTTATAATATTGTTTTCTACTTAGATGTGGTCGTTGAC